ACTGATGGTTCTTGGTGTTTTGGTTCCACTACCCACTCATCATTTTGGATTGAGTAGATGCCTGATGAGTGGTGTTCCTCACCTTTGCCTTCAACATAGAACTCAACAGGAAACCCACGGATGGTAATGTTGTGAAGGTCATTCCAAACGCGCTTCTTGGCGTCAAAATATTCTTCCACCAGCTTGCCATACTTCTTTTCTGCCTTTGCCTTATCCACAATGATATGGAGATCCACATCGCTGTTTTCGGTCCAGTTGAAGTTAGCAGCGCTACCAGTGAAGACAATGTCTTCAACTTCCATGTCTTCCATTTTCAGGAATGAGAAGAACTCTTCAGCGTTTTGAAGTAGTTTCTCACGGATCTCTGGCTTCAAGTGATATGTGTCACCTTCAGCTTCCCACAGGTCTTCGTGAAGAGCATCATGGTATTGGTGAGTGATTTGAATATCTTGCGGCTCAGGTTTGTTGTCATAGTCAGCGTAGCGTTCCATCAGGTTAGCAAAACGCTGGAGTGCTGTTTGATTACCTGACACAGTTAGCGTGGTGTTTTTATAAACCATTGGATTTACAGAAGTTTCTAACAAAACGCCATCACGATGACGATAGTCATTCCATTGTGTGCCTTCTCGTGTCCAGTCTTCGCTGATCAATTTGTCAATGACCAACTCTTGAAGGAATGTGCCAAAGTTTTTGAATGACACATTCTCATATGTCATCTGCTTTGCTTTGGACACTTTGTGTGCTTTATCTAGTTGTTGGATGAATTTCATAAATTTCAGTCAAATATTACATAATAAGTTACAGTAAGTGCCGTTGCTGCTGTTGCAGCCGCCGTTGTTGACCAGGTAATAGCCGATCCTGCCGCAAAACTTAGTGGAGATGATTGCCAATTTTGCACTTGTGTTGGGTTGTTGCCAGTACCTGTGATTGATAATTGATACGACACATTGTTTACACCATTGATGCTCACCTGTGTGGTCCACGTGCCAGTTACCCCCGTACCACCTGCAGTTGCTGCAATCAATTTGCCAGCAAAGGGCATTACAATACCAACGCTAGCGGTTGTGCCATTGCCGTATGATAGCTTATCTCCTACAGCACTAACGCCACTGCGTTCACAATCATATGCCAGTGGGATACCACCCAATTTTCCAGCTGCTGATCCAACACCCAACCAACCCGTGCCTGTTGTTATGACATCCTTACTCTTGAATTGGAATACCCCAGTTCTGGTTGCTGTAAATACCGTTTCCCATGTGATGGGATCACCGGCGTTTTTGCCTACACCAGACGCGGCACGAAAAGTAAACACTTCACCACCTGTAGCATCTGATGTCATCATAATATCAGTTGCACCCTCCCCACCAACTTCATATGTTGGAGATGTGGTGCCAGCTGTATTCCAATACCAATGTTGGCGACCGGATCCATCCTGCTGCATCCAGCGAGCAGTACCATTAATTGTGGTTTTTAAGACGATTGCTGGATCAACCATCGTTAAATTGCCCGTCATTGTATCCCCGGTTTTGTATACAACATCAGGCGGCACACTGCCTGTATAACCGATGTTGCCTTGTGAACCAGTGAACCCAATAACACCTTGAGAACCAGTAAAGCCTGTAGCACCAGTTGCACCAACAGAACCTGTGAAACCAGTAGCACCTTGTGAACCGGTGTAACCAATATCACCCTGGATGCCTTGAGAACCAGTAAAGCCTGTAGAGCCAGTGAACCCTGCAGCACCAGATGCACCAATAGAGCCGGTATACCCCACTATGCCTTGTGAACCTGTATAACCAATGGTGCCAGCAGACCCAGTAAATCCCGCTACCCCGTCTTGAGCGGCACTGCCCGTATATCCCATCATGCCTTGGCTGCCCGTATATCCAACAGGACCTTGGACTGTTGCAACGGCGTCAACCCATTGAGATGAGTTGCCATCATTGTAATAAATCTTTAATGTGCCGATAGTGCTATTCCACCAGAGATCACTGGTGTTTGGTGTTGGTGGTGGCGCGTCGGATACTGTTACACTACTTGGGGTTGCCCAGACTGGTGGCAGCCCTGGACCAGCGGATACAAGTGCTTGTCCCGTAATACCATAATTTGGTGTGCCACCAGATGTTACCCCAAGTTGCCCGTTGAGGTGTAAACCATTTTTTACTTTAAAATCAATGTTGTATGTTGTCATAATTAGCTTTCCCTGTCCAGCTAGATTATGTATTTATGACAACACAAGTATTACTTCCACAACACCAGTGGGTTGATTATACTATCACAATTGTGGAGTTCTGTAATCAGTTGTCCTTTATAGCGATACCAGTGCGGCTTCTGCAAGATACGCTGAGTGACCCGCTCAACGTTGATACGCAACGCCTGCTCACCTGGCTGCCATTCTTCGTACAGATCGCTGTCAATGAACACGGTGAAGTCTGCTTTGCGATCGGGATCCAGTGTGTATCCACGCTTCAATAATTCTGCCACAAGCGCTTTGTATCGGCGGTGAAGGAATTTACCTTTGTTGTAGAAAAATGACACATGCCCTTTGTTCAGGGTGTATTCCGATGGAATTTTTGGCAGTCCATTCTTTGACTGAACGGAACGGCGCAGAGACCCCATGACCATAGGCAGTTCCCTGTATTCAGCCATCAAATGTTGATCTGTCAAATATTCAGGATCAACTACGTTAATGCGTGTCATTATCACATCCCCATATTGCCACCACCGTCAAATTCACCACCCCACTCCATCTCAGCTTCTGTGTCGTAGTCAGCTGGGTGGGTCCAGTGTGCTTGAGTACCTCGCCAATGATTGCCTTTGGTGTAAGGGACGCGTTTTGCATCCTGTTCAGCCATACCCCTGCGCGCTTTAACTTGCACCGCCTTTGTAAATGTGAGTTGAGTGTTATCAATAAGCCAGCAGATATAGCTTGGGTTGGTGTCAAGAACCTCCTTGATTGTCAGTCCGCGATACTTGCCGAACCAAAGCTCGTCTTTCTTGCCCAGCACACCAAGTTCGTGACCAAGTTTTTTGACCCTGTTCTTGGCTGTCTTGCGTCTAACAGGTTTTTCAAGTTCATACCAAATGCGAGATAGAATGTTCATTTTGTAGTAATATTCAGTCGTAGAGTTTCGGGGGCGGCCGGGGAGATTTCTTCAATAGAAATTGTCAACAAGCCATTTTTAAGAATGATGTCTTTCACTGTGTGAATGTTATGGTTGAGGTTCCATTTACGAGAGAACTGGCGAGCAGCAATCCCTTTGTGAATGTAGTTCTCTTTTGATGCTGTTTTGTGTTTACCTGATACAGTCAGGACGCCGTAGTTATCAAGATCAACAAATAGTTCATCTTGCTCAAAGCCAGCAACAGCGATGATGATATCGTAGCCAATATCCGTCTTGATGACATCAAATGGTGGATAGTTAATTGCTTTTTGTTCGGTTGCAAAGTGGAACAAGTCTTCAAGCAGTTTGTCAACACCCACATAGACAATGGGCAGATCGTTTGCCTGCTTGTTCAGCTGGTCAAGTTTGGATGTGATAGATGGTAGATCGGACATAGTAAACCCTCAGTGTTGTTTTGGTATTATACCACACCGAGGGTCAAATGTCAACTGTTACATTGAAGGGGTTTTCTTCAACTCCAACAACTTCCGTGCCTGGGCAATTAATTGTTCTAACACACTAAAATTTTTCATGGAGAACGCTGTCTTCATTTTGCTCTTGATCGTGGATAGCGTATCTGTGCTCTTTGGTGTCCACCCTTGTTTGCTTCTATTGCGCAAATAATCTCGGTACGTTTCATGCTCGACAGCGTCAATTTCTTTAATGAGCTTGACCATCTCACTATACAACCTGTCCTCTTTTGGCATCATAAAATCAAAAATGCCTTCTGTCATCGGTTCACCTGTCAATACTGAACGCACAAGGTTAAACATCTGGCGAACATCCAGCTCTGTAATGTTACCAATACCCAATGGGGATGCTTGTGCGAATGTTTCAAAGTCACCGTTTATAACTGCTTTACGCAAGTCTGAGCCGCTAATTCCAGGTGTTCTATCACCAGATGACATTGCTGTCAGCTCAACGCCCTGTTCTGCTGCCAAAGAAACCAATCGTCCAAACATGCGATTTTCTTCACTGCCTTCTTCAAAATAGTCGCCACCAGCAAAATAGATAATTTTCTTGTAACCTTGTGGAATGAGTTCTTCAAGCAGCTTGAACATATTCACAGCTGGTGTAATATTCAAGTCTGGAATAGCCTTTTTGATATACGCCATTTTTACATCAACGGGGACGGGGTTCTTTTTGTTGTCTACCGTTTTGGATGTATAAACCATGTACGGAATGTTGTTTTTCTCAGCAAATGCTTTGATTGCCTGGAAGTGAGCAATGTGACCACGAGTTGTCGGCGAATATCTACCAAAACAATATACAAATGTATCGCTATTACTCTCCATTAACCATTGTTTGAACGTCTTCATGTGTTTCCTCTAAAAAATACCACCCCAACTCCCGAGGTGTTTTGCCAATGTTGTTTTTATTAAACAATGGGCAGGCTGCAGCACCTTGTCTATTTATAGGTTTATCAGCCTTCTTTAACACATTTCGCAAACCATTTGCTGTAATAATACTGTACACAGACACGAAATACTCAGCACTGATGAAGTTGCCGTATGGGGTGTGTATTGCTTTTCTGTTTGGATTATTTAATTGTATTTTGGCACGTGTGTGTACATCAGGATGTCGACCAAGGTTAATTTTGTTTCCTTGTTTCATCTTGGATATCAAAGCTTTTGTTTCATCAGAATGCGTTTTGCCATAAAAGGGATTGTTTTCACCTACTTGTTTTTTACTCTGTGCTACAATACGATCTTTGCGTTTTTGCCTTTCCTCTTCGCTGATATTTAGTTTCTTGCCATAATTGGGGTGATCTTTACCACGTGGGCGTACTCGACCTTTATTATTAGGTGGGCGAGCGTCAGCACAAATGTTTGTTAATATACCACTTTCATCTATATCTCGCCTACCATATTGTTGGATGAGTTGTTTTTCAATATCGTACGCCTCAGTTTCTGTTAAACCAGTTTTATAGAACTCTATATGAGGAGTTAATCCAGCATTAAAAATAGCTTGTATTACAGCATATTTTTTCTTGTTTTCGGTGTTAGCGTATGTTTCGGCTAGGTGGCGTTTATATCTTACATCCCTCCCCTTTCCTACATAAAAGGGCGTGGGCGGATCTTGTCGGTTGTCATAATACACATAAACATAATAATCGTTCATAACAGTCTCCTTTGTTATGATAGTATTTATGCTTGCGGTCGTTATAGATCACCTACTTTATTTAGACGGATATGTCACCAATCCTTTGGTGCATTGAAGTTTTGACGAGCAAACGTCAGGCGGTCAATAATCTTTGCAATCTCGTGAGATTTGGTGTCAGCAATAACCAGACCTTCACCAGCCGTTTTTGTATATTTATCGCCTTCTTTGAAGAACGCCTCAAGACCACCAAACGATTGGATCTTGTCAAGGACTGCAATCTTGATATCAGTAATGTCATTAAAGAACGCAAACATTTTCGCTAGTTGTGGGCGCAGTTGTTGCATCGCTTGTGCGTATTGCTGCTGTGCTGCCGCAACTTGCTGTTTCTTCGCTGGTGTCTTGTACTTTTCAATATCTGCAATGTGGCGGCGATCGATAAATCCAGCAAGCTGATCAAGATGGTCCTCTGTGTTGCCAACCAGTTCATTTTGACGAACCTTGCTGTTGAGGTGCATCTTTATAAATGCTGCGAGTTGTGGATCCTGTGCCATGGCTTCAAACAGCGATGGGTCAATTTGTTGGTATGTTGTTGCAGCACGGTTGACAAGCTGCTTCAGGAGAGTTACGTCTTCCGCCTTGTGAGGCATCGTTGAACTATAATCATGGATGCGATTGCTCTTCCACCAGACATCGGGCGTTTCACGTAGTTTGGATAAGTCAGGGTTGAAAGTAGCGTGCATGTCAGCAATTGTATCTCCTTGATATACCGTGTGAAATACAATACCCATCTTTGCACGACGGACTTCATCACCCGTCTTGCTGTCTGCTTCAACAGCGTATGTAATCGTGTTTGGTTTGAATGTGATATAACGCTTGCCATTGATAGTGGCTTCTTTGAGATCGCCTGGTGTGAATAGGAAGTCGCCTTGGTGAATTTCTGTCATTCCGAGAGCAGGCAGGTAACGCAATGCTGTCTCGAGTTTTTCTGCTAGACCTGGGGAGTTTTCTTCTTTGATCAGGTGCGCGTTCTGTTTTGTGTACCGTTTGCCTGTTGGGCTCAGTGCGGATTTAGTTCCAACAAAAAACTCGCCAGCATTTTGCTCGCCACGAGGCATTGGACCACAGGTAAGGCTAGGTGCACCGTCCACCTTAACATTCACTGCTAGCGATGGATCTTGCCCACCACCTGCAACGTTTATGAGACGGTTGAGGAATGATAACGCACGTTGAGCGCCGGCTGGGCCTTCATTGATAATCAGTTCCTCAATGTGTTCCAGGTGCTTTAGCTTTGCCTTAACTTCAGGAGCACCATCGTCCTCTAGCAGATAGTATTGTTTGAATGTAATCATAATTAACCGTATGTATTGTGTTTTTATATTTATGACAACAGCAAATGAAAAGAGCCGACTTTTTAGGGTCGGCTCAGTCCATGTTTCACTCTCGGTGTAATGGTTAGATTACAGGGAGAGATTAGAATGCTACAGTATAGTTGACTTCAATGCCATTGCTGTCAGCACGGTCGCCGTTATAATTGCGGGTGTAAACCTTTGCTGTTGCCGTCTGGCTGTCGGTGACCTTGTATGCTGCGCCAACATATGTTGTAACGGTTTGACCGTAGTATGCCGTTGCAGAACCGTTTTCCTTGTCACCAGTTGTATCAGTATACTTGAGAGAAGCAAGACCAGTGATCTTGTTAGTGAAAGCATATCCAGCCATTGGTTCAAGGGTGTAGAATGTGTAGTCACCACCATTGTTTAGCACTTGTCCGACAGATGCACGGCCACCAAGAGATAGTTCCTTGGTTACTGGTAGTAGATACTGAACACGTGGTTCAAATGCAACGATTGTGTCATTGCTTTCGTCATCTTGTGCACCAGTAAACTTGACATCAATCTTAACGCCGTTGTCTAGCTTGATGCCTGGGATGAAAGAAAAAGCATTGTTGTTATCGCTTGAGCCTTCAATGTTTTCGTAGTCATACTCAGCACCAAGAGTAATGACTGGAGCTGCTTGAGCACCAAACGATGCTGCTAGTAGAATTGCAAATAGTACGTTCTTCATAGTTTGTTTCCTTTTTGAAAAGTTACGAGAGTGAAATTACAGTATGTATTATACTTATGTTTGTAAGATTAGTCAACACCTATCAGGACAAAAAGAGAAGACCGAGTTGGTTTATGTATGGTGGCCAGCAAGTGCACATAAAATATGCTGCAATTGCATCACGTTTATGCATAGTGTACAACATTACCCAATACATCATGTGGTGAGCCCATTGGTCAAAACCAATGATCCACCATTGAGCATCAAATAGTCTTCGCATACGCGGGCTAGCTCTAGCGGCTTTAATGCTATTTAATGTCAACCATGTCAATTGATAATGAACGATGCTGACTATAACAACTAACATCAATACAAAATTTGTGTACCCAAGAATAAATCCCAAAACAGTTAGCATGCAGAGCGCGTGCGTGGCTGAGTGAATGATGTTGCCTGGATGCTTGTAGATATGTCCATTTTCATATTGATATGGCCACACCAAAACAAATTCACATATAAAATGTGATGTTAGTAATAAAGCATATAACATCAAGTATAATTCAACGTTTTCTTGAGCAAACATGTTTACACCATAATGGATTGCATTGTATTATATCGAAGTACGGTTAGAACAATAGCGTAATATGTAGCATAATGAAGCAAATGGTCCATCCCTGCTATCCACCATATCTCATTGAGCCGACCTGTTGGCTGTTTTTTGTAGTGATGTATCATATTTCCTGTCATCCAGTCTATGTGGTAGTGCACGATGAATTCTGCCACAACAATCGATAAAATGAGATGCGGATCGTGCGTTCCACCAACTAGCGTCGTCAACACAAAAAATGTACCGAACACATGGATTAGAGAATGGGATATTCCTCCCATATGCCCGTATACATGTTCATTTTCGTACTGGTATGGGTACCGGAACACAAATTCACACAAAAAGTGCTTTACCAGTAACGCCATAAACAAAGTGACGAATAATTCTGCTGACACGTCTCATCCTCGCACAAAAAACCACACAACGCCGACATATATTGCACAATGCAACCATTGATCAAAACCTAAGATCCACCACAGCTTAGCAGCAGTTTCATCTGCAATTATTTTCATACTCATTATGTTTGCTTTCATCCAATCTACATGGTGTCGCAAGAGGCTTTCTACGGTTGCTACTATTATGGCGGTGATAGAAAATTCAACCACCACGGCAAGGACTACGATTGTTCCTATGACGTGATATAACGAAAAAATTAAGCTGTGTTTAGAGAAATATGATACTTTTTGTGATAGCTGTTCTGACGTCTGAACGATAAACGTCAGAACAAAATGCTTGATGAATAGTGCTAATAATAGTATAATTGCAGTTGTTGAACTCATTGTATTTTCCTGTACCATAATGGCAAAATTGGTCTTATAGAATATGATATGAGTTCGATAACTATATTATGATTTTTTGTCTGTGTTTTGTTTTTGTGGTCTTTTGTCTGGTGGCAACAACGGCTCGCCAAGCTTTTTTGTAAACTCTTTCTTCTTAAAAAAAGCCCCCAGTGGATTGGTTTTTCGTGCTTCAAACAATTCAGCTAGTTTCATTTGGACGTCTCACAATCTTCTTCTGAGTGGCTCTTACTCTTGGGCCATCCTTTACCTTTTTCGGCTTTCATGCGCTTAAATTGTGCGGCAACCTCAGGGTTTTTCCAGATGAGTTCATCCATCTTCTCATCCGGGTCATACATCTCCCCCGTTTTAACATCTTTCACGAGCCTTTTCTGTTTTGCAATTTCAAATAGTTTCATTATTTTCTTTCTTCGCGTTTTGCGTTAAATAGATCTTTCAATGAAGGTTTTTCGCCTTGATAGCTCACAAATTTGATCACAGACGCCGGAATGTTGTTTGTAATTGGGCTCATCAGGCTTGTCAGGTGGACGCTTGCTTTTTTGATATCCGCTACCGTGCCCGCTTGTAGCAGGTCAAGCAGTGTTTTCATTGCATCAGCAGCTGTCATCGCAAATGATGCACGTGCATCATCGGAGTTCTTGAAGTTTTCGGCTTCCCGATCATATTCAGCAATCTTTGCCTTCAATTCACTAACAACATTTGATGGCACACTAACTTTCTTCTCGTGTGGATTGGACGACTGAACATCATCCTTGCCTGTGCTGGCTGGATCTTTGAACTTCAGTGTGTCAACCTTTTGTGCTGGTGTGTTGGTTGGCGTTGGTTGAGCATCAGCTGCTGGTTTGGATGGCATTATTGCTGATTCCATCGCACCAATTTTACGCGGAGCTCCCATTGGAGACATTTGAGCCATTCCCATGCGGCGATTGTCAAATGATGGATCAGTTTCAATTTCATCTTCATCAGGACCCATATTTAAATCTTCATCAGGATCGAGTCCCAGATCAATGTCGGATTCAACATCAGCTAGTTCATCATCGGACAGATCCTCGTCACCAAATTCGCTATCCATGTCGTCATTAAGATCTTCATTATCATCACAGTCTTCGCACGTGCAAGGTTCATGTTCGCATTCCGGACACACATCAGTTTGCTCATCGGCAACCATTTCATCTCCTGGTTCACCGGATCCTTCATCACCCATTTCGTCGCTAACAGGCGGCAGTTCTTCTTCTGCTGGCTCTTCACGATCGATTGGCTCAAAAGACAAGTTCATCTCCTGTAACGATACAATTTTTGCAGAATATTCACCATTTCTATATAGTTTTTTTGCAGCGGCGTCAGCTAGTTCAGCGGTTGCATACACAGTTGCTTCTGCCAGCGGTTTCCATACAGGCCGGTCATATGCGCTGGATGATGTGAAAAACTCTTTAACTAGAGTATTTTTTGCGATTAAGTAACCTTGCTTCATTGTGATATTCCTTCGGTTGTGTTATCAGGTATTTATAAGGAACATCTCAAAAGTTGCTAGTTATTGTTCTGTGAGGGTAAAACAGAAAGGGGGCTTCCGCCCCCTGGTTGTTATACTATCGTGAGACCACACCCACAGTCGCTACAGAATTTTGCGGTGGCTTTGTTAACCTTGCCGCACATTGAGCATTTTGGTTTGTGCTTTACAGTGATAGGCTTTTGACCAACCGTGGCATCCGGTGCGCCAAGCATATGAAACACCATGACAAACGTTTCGCTTTCGGTCAAAAAGCTAGACACTGTTTGAAATTGTTGAGACGAGACCGAACCTGGTGCCGTAATCCCAACATTGTTTGCCACAACATCACAACTATCCGTAGTGTGCGATGATGAAGTATCATAGGCAGTTGAGCAGTTCATAAACTGTGGGGTTGATGAATCAGCCACGGAAGAAGTAGCATATGCTCCACGGAACAGTGGGCTACCCGTCGTGTTCCATGTTGAATTCCACATTGGTGTGTTGGGGTAAATGCCTGGTGTGGCAGTGCCAATTTTCCACTTGTTGGCTTCATTCCAATCAAACTGCGGAAGACGCTTTTCATATTTGAACTCAACGCGAATGAGACCATCGTCTACACGAATTCCACGATACTTCTCGACACCGCCTGTACGCTCAATGAATTTGAAGCGGTTGCCTTTATTGAGATCCTTGACGAACCTTTCTAGCTCAATTTCAGAATTGGAGTTGATAACTAAACCGCCGTCCACTACATCTTGGCCATCAATTGATATATTGACGAGAGCACGAACAGAATTTAGATTTTTGAGCAGGATGGAATACTCTGAGCCAAAAGGCACATATACTGTATCCTTGAACTCACGCAATACATTACCATCTGCCTTAATACAACAGACGAACTTATTGTTATACATCATTTTTTCCTCACTTTATACAGTCGTCCATCTAGCGACTCGAAAATTTAAAGATGGATAGTTATCACCCCACTATAGGGTGAATTCGGTTAAAACAGCTTCTGAGGGAGTTGCTGTTTTGATAGTTCTCGGCGCCAGCGAGCCTTTGCTGCTGCCTTCTTTAGTTTCTTCTTGATGCTAGGTTTGATGAATTCACGCTTGTCCTGAAGGTCTTTTAGTGTTCCATCTGCTTCCACAGCTCGCTTAAACTTGCGAAGTGCGTTGTCGATGTCTCGTAGCGTTTGACGTTCTGGGTGAAGATTGACCTTAGCCATTGTTTTTCCTTTATTGAGTTAAGTTTATGTAATATTATATATGATGTTAATTGTTAAGGCAACGCTTTCCATTCATGCCGCCTGCGAATAATCTTCATTGTTCCTTCTAGTGCCGCTTCTCCTGCTTGTACGGTGTGATATGGAATTTTGTGAGTTGACATCAAATCCAATATCTCCCTGTCCTTTTGTAATGCTTGCTCATAGCTTTCATTGCGGCCGGGCTGACGATACGGTATAGATGAGTTGCGATCCAAGAAGATGTTAATGTTGTCGTATGAGTTGTATAAGTCGAGAATAAAGGGGAAAAATGATTTAGGGTACCAATCCGGGACATATACGCCTGCTAGCAACAGGGAGCTATCCACGACAGCATAATCCACATCATGGCGAACCAGTCGGCGAATAAGGCGGTGTTGGTGTGCTGATATGTAGTCTTGTTCGGGGAAAATGTGATCCCAGTCCTCCCACTTGAAGTCTTTTGCTGATTCGTGGACGAGCTCAACGCTGAACCCTTCCACAGCCATTTGAGCAAATAACCGTGCCGCAAGAACGGATTTGCCTGTTCCAGGACCAGCTAATATATTGATTACAGTAAGTTTTTTGTTGTCTTCCAAAGACATGAATCTCTCCTTTTGGGCTATACCATATTATATAGCATAACCCAAACTAGAAGAAATTACAATGCTGCTTGTGCTTTTGTGTAAAGCTCTGTGCGGTGCTCCAGTCCAATGAAGCCACCGTTGATACGTTTTGTCAGTGTCTTAATATCTTTCTTGTCTGCCCATTCATTCAGCTTGTTTGTCTTCCAAAACCAACAAGCACTGACAACAGCACCTTCAATGGTTTCAAGGTAGGATGGGTCGCTAACCAAATCTTTACCGATGTCTGTACCACAAGCGGTGTAGTTGTTTTTGCCCGTTAGTTGAATGTATCCACGACCACGATATTTGAACCCATCGCCAGATGATTCGTCTCGGTTGCCCATACGGTTGGCATAGACACGGTTGGCGATCTTCTCCGGTTGCCTTTGGTAAAGATCAGCTGTTGCTGCGTTAAAGTATTTTGGAAATGTTGCTAAGAGAGCTTTTGCTGAGTAATTTAAATTTTCTACTTTGTATTTGAACATTCCGCTTTCATGTCCTGCTTGTGCGAGGAATGCTGCGACGCGGTCTGGGGTGTCAATGTCAAATGTTGGCAGAATGGTGTTTAGCGCTTCAACAATCTTCTCAGCATCTTTGACTTCACCGAAAATTTTCTTGAACTGGTCTAGTGTGATGGTCATGATATAATCTCCTTTATGAGATGTGTATTTATTCGGTTGACATTTTTTCCACAGTGGTCTATAATGTATAGTATGTCGTTTAACCTGGAGAATATTATGACAACACTAAACACCAACAATGATGTAGCAACCTTTCTAACCGCAGCTGGACAGAAGACCAATACAAGCGTGATTAACAATTGGGCAACAGATCCACAAGTTATTCTGTATGCCTCGCTAGTGGACGAAGAGTTTGCTGAACTGTCTAACGCATACCGCGAGTTGGACATCGTTGAGGTTGCTGATGCGATCGGCGATTTAATTTGGGTACTACAGGGGTTAGCTCTATCAATTGGTATTCCGCAACAAGCAGTGTGGGATGAAATTGCTCGTTCAAATCTAGCAAAGATTGATCCCGAGACTGGCACTGTGTTGAAGCGCGAAGACGGCAAGGTTCTAAAGCCAGACGATTGGACAGAGCCTGACATTGAGACTATTCTCTCACAAAAGGGGTAAATTATGGCATACAGTTCAACAAGAATTTCGGGACAACGGGCAAAGAAGTTGGTTGACAAGGGCGGTTTGCTCTTTGATGTTCGTAGCCCTGTCATGTTTCGTGATGGAACACTTCCCGGTGCTACCAACATTTCACCACGGCAAGTTTCCACACTGATGAAGCACCCAAAGACCACCAAGTTGGTGTTTTTTGGCGAAAGCAACGATGACCCAAACATTGAAGCAATGATTAACTACGCAACACAAATCGGGTTTATGGATGTATTCACATTCGGCTCAATTGACAACTGGAACCAATAAAGGAAAACAAATGGCTAGAAATGATCTATTCTCAAAGTACAAAGCACGCTACACAGCTCATCAAGCTGATGCGATGACAATCCAAGAATATTTGGAGTTGTGTAAAACAGACAAGTCAGCATACGCAACGGCCGCTGAGCGAATGCTGCTTGCGATCGGTGAGCCTGAACTGGTTGATACAACCAAGGACCATCGCCTCAGTCGCATTTTCCTCAACCGCAAGATCCGTGTCTATAACACATTCAAGGATTTTTACGGTGCTGAGGAAACGATTGAAAATATCGTGTCATTCTTCCAACGAGCGGCACAAGGGTTGGAAGAAAAGAAGCAAATCCTTTATTTGCTGGGTCCAGTTGGTGGTGGTAAGTCATCTATTGTGGAACGCTTGAAGGAGTTGTTTGAAACTGTCCCCTTCTATACTCTGCAGGCCGGTGATGAGATCTCTCCTCTGTTCGAGACCCCATTCGGTCTGTTTGACTACCGCGAAGACGGTGCCATGATTGAAGGCGAGTACGGCATTCCACGCCATGTTCTCAAGCCTATCATGTCTCCATGGGCAATGAAGCGGCTGCAAGAGTTTGGTGGTGATATTACCAAGTTCAAAGTTGTCAAGGTTTGGCCCTCACAGCTAAAGCGTGTTGGGATTGCTAAGGTTGAACCGGGTGATGAAAACAACCAAGACATCAGCTCACTGGTCGGTAAGGTAGATATTCGCAAGCTGGAAGATTTCAGCCAGGATGATCCTGATGCATACAGCTACTCAGGTGCAATGAATGTCACGGCACAGGGTGTGGTGGATTTTGCAGAAATGTTCAAGTCTAACATCAAGACGCTAAACCCGCTGCTGACTGCAACCCAAGAAGGTCATTACAACGGTACAGAAGGGTTTGCATCAATGCCATTCAATGGTGTGATCATCGCTCACTCAAATGAAGCAGAATGGTCTCTATTCCGTAACAACCAACGCAATGAGGCATTCATCGATCGTCTGTCACTGATCAAGGTGCCATACTGCTTGCGTGTAACCGATGAGGTGAAGATTTACGAAAAGCTGATCCACAACTCGTCTCTCGGTCAAGCCCCATGTGCTCCAGCCACTCTTGAAATGTTGTCACAGTTCTCTGTGCTAACTCGGTTGATCAAGCCAGAAAACAGCTCCTTGTACAGCAAAATGGAAATCTATGATGGCAAGAACCTGAAGGATAAGGATCCAAACGCAAAGGCTCTTCATGAATACCGCGAGTCTGCTGGTGTAAATGAAGGTATGAACGGGATGAGTACTCGTTTTGCGTACAAGATTCTGTCTCGTACATTCAACTATGATAGCACCGAGATTGCTGCCAACCCTGTACATTTAATGTATGTTCTCGAAAAGCAGATTCAAGAAGAGCAGCTGCCAAAGGCGACTGAGGAAGATTACATCAGCTTCATTAAGGGCATCATTGCACCGAAGTATGCTACATTCTTGGGTGATGAAATCCAGAAGTGCTATCTGGAATCGTATAGTGAATACGGACAGAACTTGTTTGATCGTTACATCATGTACGCAGATGCATGGATTCAACAACAGGACTACCGTGACCCAGACACTGGTGAAATGTTTGACCGTGAGGCACTGAACGCTGAACTGGAAAAGATCGAGAAGCCAGCTGGAATCGCAAATCCAAAGGATTTCCGCAACGAAGTCGTCAATTTTGTTCTTCGTGCAAGTCGTAATAACAACGGGCAGAATCCTGCTTGGACATCATATGAAAAGCTACGATCTGTCATTGAAAAGAAGATGTTTGCAAACACAGAAGACCTGCTGCCCGTCATTTCTTTCAGCAAGAAGGCTAGTGCCGATGAAGAGGAAAAGCACAGCAACTTCGTCAAGCGTATGATGGAGAAGGGCTATACCGAGAAGCAAGTTCGCTTGTTGGTGGAGTGGTACATGCGTTATAGAAAGCATTCATAATCAATGGGTTAGGGGGCTTTGTGCCCCCTATCATAAACTAAACCAAGGATTATTATGCACACTATTATTGACCGCAGAAAAAACGATAAGAACAAGAGCTCCGTCAATCGGCGCAAGTTTATCAAAAAGGTAAAAGATTCCCTAAAAGACGGAATCAAAGATGTTATCGGTAAGGGTAACATTCGTGATCTTGCCACAGGTAAAAGCAAGAAAATTACAATCCCAGTCCGCGATCTAGATGATCCACACTTCCGTCACGATGGTTCTGGCATCAATGACATCGTCCGTCCCGGTAATGATCGCTTTGTGCCCGGTGATAAGATTAAGCGGCCTGAGAGTGGTTCGGGTGGCGACCCACAAGCAAGTGATGATGGTGAAGGTGATGACGATTTCACATTCCATCTAACACGAGATGAGTTCCTTGATCTATTTTTTGAAGCATGTGAGTTGCCTGATCTTGTCAAGAAGAACTTCGCGTTGCTAAATGAAGAGGTATTCCAGCGTTCAGGATTTGTTAGTGATGGGTCTCCATCACAACTCAACATTGTTCGCTCTATGCGACAAGCAAAAGCTCGCAAGTCAGGTCTCCGCGCGTTGAAGAACAAAAAGATGCGTGAGTTGGAGAAGCAAGAAACCACGCTTCTGGAAGAGATAGCCAAAAAGAAAACCAAAGCTCTGGAAGAGCAGTTGGCTGCTGTCCAACACGACATTGAAGTGCTGAAACGCAGGCTGGCGGCAATCCCATTTATTGACCCATTTGACCTGAAATTCAACAACTGGTCCAAGGTTCAGGTGCCGACTGTTCAGGCAACGATGTTTTGTGTGATGGACGTGTCGGGCTCTATGGACGAGGACATGAAGACACTCGCAAAGACGTTCTTCTTGTTATTGTATTTGTTTTTGGAACGCAACTATGAGAAGATTGACCTGGTGTTTGTTCGTTACCACTCAGTAGCAGATGAGGTTGATGAGCAAGAGTTCTATTATGGAACACAGACTGGTGGCACGGTGACTTCTCGTGGGTTACAGAAGACTGTTGATATCATCAACGAGCGTTACCCGACGGATTTGTGGAACATCTATATTGCGCATGCTAGTGATAGCGATAACTTTTCCCATGATAATCCGGTGGTTGAGAGCTTGTTAGTCAATCATTTATTGCCCATTGTTCAGTATTACGCGTATGTTCATGTGAAGCACAATGATACAGAAGCAACATGGCAGGATGCGTTGAACAATCTTAGTGGAATGGCACACATTTACGATAAGTTGCAGAAGTCACACCCAAATCTTGCTTGTGCCGCTGTTGGCACACCAGCACAGATTTATCCAGTGTTTATCAAGTTATTTGAGCGGAAGGCGGTAGCAAAATGACGACAGAAAGATTTGGTTCAGGCAAAGACTGGACATTTGAAGATATTGAGCGTGTTTATACACACATTGAGCAGATCGCTACTGAAAAATATGGTTTGACCTATTACCCAAACCAAATTGAAATCATCAGCAGTGAGCAAATGCTGGATGCATATGCTTCCGTTGGTATGCCTCTGTACTACTCACACTGGTCGTTTGGTAAGCAGTTTGTTACTGAACAGGAAGCATACAAACACGGCAAGATGGGGCTTGCATACGAAATTGTCATCAACAGCTCACCTTGCATCTCATACTTGATGGAAGAGAACACTATGACGATGCAAGCGTTGGTTATTGCACATGCTGCATTTGGTCACAATAATTTCTTCAAGGAAAATGTGAATTTTCAGGAATGGACAGATGCCGAGGCAATCATTGACTACCTTGCATTTGCAAAGCAGTACATCAGTGAATGTGAAGAAAAGCATGGTGAGGACACGGTAAGTGAAGTGTTGGATAGCGCTCATGCACTGAGGCTTCATGGTATTGACCGATACAAGCGACCGGCTGCTTTATCAAGGGAGAAGCAGCGGCAACGGGAGAAGGATCGCCAGCAATACGAGCATGAGCGGTTTGATGACATTTGGCGCACAATCCCAAAAACAAAGACAAAAGACATTGATGGCGAGTACTTCCAGTTTCCAAAAGAACCTGAGGAGAATCTTCTGTATTTCATTGAAAAGAATGCTCCAAATCTTGAGCAGTGGAAGAAGGAAATCTTACGCATCATTCGCAAGATTGCTCAATA